CTTTTGAGCTGCTGTAAGTACATTAATGAGTGGTACCATAAGCGTGGTGCCACTAAGGAAGAGAATGACATTAGGTCCATTCTTTTCTTGGATTTGATGAAAAGTAAACATGTTGTTGGTCGCGGTTCTGTGGCCACGCATGTCGTTCAATGGCAGCGTTCTCTACCAAGTGGTCATTTTTTGACCACTTTTATAAATTCCATGTTTTCAATGTCCTGTATGGTCGCTTCTTTTATGAAGACCACAGGAAGGATTGATTTTTGGGATTGTTGTAGAGCTGCCACACTCGGTGATGACAATCTGTGTTCCACCAATGATGAGGTGCTTACTCTTTTTAACCAAAGAACAACTGCTCAAGTTTTGAAGCGGGAGTTTGGTATGATTTATACCGCTGGTCGCAAAGGTGAAGAGCTGAAGGAGAGTGTACCTTGGGATGTAATCACTTTCTTGCAAAGGAAGTTTCAGCTCAAGGAAGAACGCATGGTGGGGCCAATTAGGTTGGAGTCTATATTTGGTTGTTTGAAATATATGAGAAAGGCAGATAGGACCTTCATGGAGGAAGTTATGAAGCAGAACATCGAAGGGTGTTTAGGCGAGCTTTCATTGCATGAAGAGAGACTTTGGTCTAAGTCCATAACACAGGTCATGGAAATAGCTAAAGCTGTTTCTTATGAGCCGCGTTATGCAGTTTCTAATTCCAGAGACTACTTCGACTTCACGTGTAACCGTGAAGATTCGGGGTGGTTCTGAGTAGCTTGCAAATACGCACTGTTGTACGGGACAAATCGTTGTGACTAGCGTACAAGACGACAGTGGACAGGGCGGCTACAGTATTGTTGGCTTAGGCCTTACTACTCAGGCGCAATCAAGCCAGAGAGGAGTCACACCTTCAATGTTTTGAGTTTAGCATTGATTGTATTTAGACTCGCTAATCCAGTACAAGAAAAACAGGACGCTGTTATACGTGATACCGCTGAGGAATGTTCGGAAATGGCTTCCTCTTTGGCGCTGACAGGGGAGGCTTTGTCAGCAGGAGTAACTAGATTTGGAAATGAAGCTTGTGAGGAGGTCATGATTAATGCAGATTATGTACCGCCTCCTTATATTAGGCCTCAAGAGGATTTACAGGATTTGAAATCTTATTTTCAACGTCCGCGTTTGTTTAGGAGAGGCACGGTTGCTTTTGCATCTCGTGCAAATCAATTCAATGATGCTATTGGTTTGACTTTCCTGACAACTAATTTTCCTCAATGGCTTAATAGGCTTTCTGGTGTTTATGGTGTGCGGTTTACTATGCATTTTAGGATGCAGTTGGCAGCAACGGCATTTCATCAGGGTTTGTTAGCTATGGCTTTTCAGTATGGAAATGATTCAGCTAATACGCTGAAGTATAGGAGACATTTGAATTCTTCTTCTTCTACTAACCTTCCACATGTGAGGTTGGACCCTACGGAGTCCACCATGTGTGAGCTAGTAGTACCTTTCCTTTATGATTATGATTTCTACCCAGTTAATGGGTCAGTTGAGTATGATACACTTGGGACAGTGAGCATGAATTCTATTTTGCCTACTATTTCAGTGGCTGGTTTGGCACCTTATTCTTATGAAGTGTATGTTTGGTTGGAAGATATGGAGTTCTTTGGAGCTGATAATAACGCTGTGACTACAATCACTTTGCAGTCTGGAAGTATTATGGCTAAAGAACTTCGCTCTAGCAAGCTTATTTCCCAGACCTTGGATTCCGCTTCCAGAATTGCCACTATTGTCAATAACAACGTCCCGTTGCTTTCAGCTATTGCTGGACCAACTGCCTGGGCTCTCGATATTGGTGCTAGGATTGCCAAGTATTTTGGTTTTTCAAAGCCCATGATTCAGGATCCTAGTATGAGGATGTTGCGACAGTGGTATGCCAATGATTCGCATGTGGATGTTGCCATGACTGGTTACAATGTTGGAGCTTTTCAAAGCAACACTCTCACAGTTGATGGCACTTTGGGTGCCACTAACGTTGATGAGATGGCACTTGGTTATGTTTTTAAACAATACAGTCAGATTTGTGTTGGTAGTGTTACTACTGCCAACACTCATGGTACTGTTGTTTACGCCTCGCCTGTGACGCCCAGTGTGTTTTGGTTTAGAGCTCCAGCTACCGCTCCGTTTTGTAATTATCAGCCCCCTATCAGTGCGGCTGGTTTGATAAGTAATTCTGGTAATGCTATTTTACCGTCTACTTTGATGGCAGTCTCTTCTTATTTTAGGCTATGGAGAGGCACGATTGTTTTCCGTTTTACTTTTGCTAAAACCAAATTTCATGGTGGGAGGTATATGGTGTCTTATAATCCTTTGAATAACATTAGAAATAGTTTTTCTACTATAAGTAGCATTCAGGGGCCTGAAGTTGTTGGTGGCTTGGTTCAGCCTTATGGTTATTCTTTGATTATGGATTTGAAAGACGGTAACGTTTTTGAATTTCCTGTTCCTTATGTGCTAGAGACACCATGGCAGACTTTTAGTGGTGATAGTGGAGGTATATCGATTGTGTGTATAGATCCTTTGCAAGCTAATTCAAGTGTCACCACAACTGTTCCTTTTATGGTTGAAGTTTGTGGTGGGGATGATTATGATGTTGCTGATTATGGCACATGTCCTTTTGTTCCGTTTTCTAATGGCACTGTTTATCAACAGTCAGGAGATATTAAGACGTCTCCCAACACTGGTGGGGCTAACGCTGTGGTTCATTCCACAACTGTAGATCCTTGCCAGCATACCATTGGAGAGAGATTTATGTCTTTGAAACAGTGTTTGATGGTTCCATCTTACACTACTTCTATATTGAATGCGGCCACTACCATTACTACCATTCTTCCTCCATGGTGGACTAGTTCTACGAATCAGTCTATCTTGGATGGAGGTGGTGGTTTACCTCTTAACGTGGCTACCACTTTTACTGGGTCCACACAGACAGCTGCTTCTTTAGCTAGAATGTATGCTTATGTCAGAGGTAGTACTGATTACCATATTTATGCACCTTTTAGTAGTCCAGGTTCGGCTTTGTTTATAGCCGAAGAGCTGCCTACAGAGGGCAGCACTGTTGTTTTAGCCAACAGTTCTAATAACAGGACTAATTATGCAGGTACTCCTAAAGTTTTATCTTATGGAGATACTCCTTTGCATGTTAGGATTCCCGCTTTTCAGAGAGTTCCTAGGCTTAGGCCTTGGGTTTTAGATAGTTCTAAGTTTACTCGTTTACTGGGCAACACACCAGTTGTTAGTACACAACAATTGGGCCATTTTACTCGTCTACGAGCTAATAATGGAGCCGTTGCAGGGAGTGTTTTGATAGGATGTTCTGCCGGAGATGATGCCACTATGGCCGGATTTATCGGACCAGAACCTTTTGTTGTTGTTAACGCTTTGAACACGAATCCTTTGTTTCCTGATTGGTTTGTGGGTTAGAAATATTTGGTATGTCCGTTCCGAGAGGAACTCCGAGACCCGGCCTACGTCGCGGACATACAAAGTTTGGAGGACTTAATCCTCTAGGTTCCTTAGTTTTAGAGCTAAGGCGCCAACGCTC